TCAACATCAGGTGATATCATATAAGGATAGTCCTCCCAATCTATACCTCTGTTGCGTAGGTATTCTATAAACTCAGCATCACCAGTTTCCAATAAACGTAGTTCTTCTGGTAAGTCTCGGCAATCAAACTCTACTTTAACTTCTACTTCACGTTGTGCTTCTACTAGTTGTGCTATGTCTTTGTGCTTAAGACTTTCTAGGTTTATACCAGCAATGGTATTCTGATCTAGGCCCATCCATGATAATAGTTTACGTGCTTTGTAACTTAGTGTACGTCCTAGTTTAAAACTTGCTTTGAAGCCACAGTTAAAACAATGATAACTCCAATCATCACCATTTTGTTTAACACCGCCACGTTGACGTTTGTCTTTGTTTTCACCATTATGCTCACAGCAGACAGCATTAAACGACACCCAGCCACTTGCTGTGCGTTTGTGCTTCGCAGGAATAACGGTCGTAATATCTAACATTAAGTTAGTATAACATCATTTATTTGAGAATACAACATTTCTGATAAAATTTGGTGACCTTGTTCATTTGGATGATGCCCAAGTGCGTGTATTTGCTTCGAATCGGGTCTTGCTAATAGTATTTCTTGTAAGTTTTGATCAGGCCATTCTAGAGTCTCAATACCGTCTAGGCTAGTACCTGGATTATATAAATTAAATTGTAATAATGGAATGTTTTTGGTTTTACTGATACCATCAAAGAAATAAACTGCTTGTTGATAATTAAGTTTTGATAGTTCATCACAATGACTTAGTGTTAGGTACTGCTTACCAAACTGTTGCCATTCCTCAGGAATAACACTAGATCCAAAGTTTACCCATGTTGAATGCACGAACTTGTTCCACGCTGGATCATTTGAATAACTTACATGGTCTGGATTATACCAAGTTTGTCTATCTGAACCTGTTAGTCCAACAAGACATAATGTATCAGTCCAATCTGTGTTTTCTAAAAACCAAAGGAATGACCATATTGTAGATTGTAGACTAGCACCTGGGTGTCCATAGTTTTCATATGGTACGCCAAGTTTATCTGCTATTAATCCTGAAAAGCAATGACTAAGCCTGTAGTCATCATTTTGTGTAAAACAACACTCCCATTCAGGATGTGTTGGGTCTACTAGTTCGTCTCCGTAGATCCAACTATCTCCAAATACGGCTAATTTTTTTATATTCAACTATCTAATTTTTATATCTGAAATTGATCCAGATGTTTCTTCAATGTTTAATCTTAAGTAAGGATGAAATCCATTGATATTTATGTAGCCTGTAGTTGATGAGGCAGATAATGTTACTGTAGAACCAACGTCATACCATTCGCCTGAATCGTCAACGGCTCCTTCTACTTGTACGTTACCTGTAAATGCACTTGGAGTATATTGTAAAGTTTGTAAACCTTGATCATTACCTGTCCAAGTTGATGAATTATATGTAGTGTCGCTACCGTGATCAGGAATAGTAACTGAACGACTTGCAGTGTGTTTAGGCATAACTGAATCTAGGATTTCGATAACGCCACGGGCACCGGCATTGTCATCTACAAATCCTGGATTGTATAATGAACTAGAACTTACTTTACGTTCTAGTGTATAGTAACCTGTTTGTGCTGATACTAGATCAAGTTCTGCTTCTGTTATAGTAACTTTAGCACGTCCCTTAACAGCATCAATTGCTTCTAGGTCTTTACTTAGAATTAATTCTTCACCATTGTTGTGAATTAATCTAAATGTAACTGTTGTATCTGTTAGCGATACTGGCTTCTGGTCTTGATTAACGAATCTAAAAGTTAATACATTGTCAGTGCCTTTATGTAGTTTTAAATCTTTTGCGTACACGGGTGCCCACCTCATTGAAATTATGTTCGTGTTGGAATAATCATTTAATATTACCAACTGGTCCTGATTATATAAATAGACTTGAGTATTATACATATAACATATTTATCAACATGTCGAACGATTTTTTTAAACAACTGTCAGAGAAGTATCCATTTATCACTGTGGTGATGTATGGCAATTCAGAATACGTAGGTATTGTACAGAACAGGGATCAACTGGTTACTACAATGTATGACTTTGGCCGCATAGTTGATTTAGAATTAAAACAACGATTTTTAGAACTAGCAGAAACTTGGTGGTGGGAATCAAATCGTTCAATCCCAATTAATATTTTCTTACGTGAAGAATGGGCAGTGTTCAAACCATTCCTACAAACATTTATCAATAAAGATTTAGAAATATTATATGGCCCTGCTACTTCATTAACAGACCTTGCTAAGAAGCGTACTAAGAAAAAATCAATTACACTTGTCCGCCGAGTTGACTAAGCCAATCCGCTAGTCCATCTCTAACATCAGTATAGTAGTCTCGATATCTAGTCCAAAACAGTCTTTGATTGTGTGTTCGATCTTCTTTAGTTTCATGATACCAATCTTCAGCATAAGGAATCATTTCTTTAACTTGCTTAACACAGCCTTGTAGTCTGTCTTCCCAACGTTCTAGTCTAGTCCAATCCCAATCCGGAACACGATAACCTAGTTTAGCAAGTTCACTATAATGATTTTGACTACCAAGTGTTATCCAATTATGGTTAGCAATAATAGGCTTCCACGTTTTTTCAGTAAAGAAACTATAACGGTGTAACACTGTAGACTCTGCCTGTAGACTAAACCAAGTGTCAAAGTACTGCGGAATAATACATTCACCAGCGTCCCATCGTTGCCAATCTATTAGACTTTCAAATGTTATATCATTCTTTTCATATTCTTTTGGTAAACGTCTACCTGTGGTAATATGTGTCCATAGTGCATTATCTAATAGTCCGTACTCTTCTAATTGTCGGATTAATTCTAGTCTGTGTGTTCTTGGTCTATTGTTTAAGAATAAGAAATCATACTTACGTTTGTGATTGCTATAGGCTACATGTTTGTTATTCTTGTTAGCCTCAGCAGTCATATACATCATATAATTAGTATTGTAATTATTAATAGACTCAGGTAGCTCTCCTGATGAGATCGTTGCGTAGCGACCTTCTAAGGCACCTTTAAGGAGTCCTTGATTGTCTAACATACGCATAAATGTGTCGCTACCTTCTACTAGATTTTCTAGCACAATAGTAGCATTTGATTCTTTGATGTAGTCTAGGAAGTAGGTATCATCATACTTGATTGGTATGACTTGTATGGTATTGTCAGGTAAGGTTTTTAAGTACTCTACAGAATAGTAACGTTCTTCTCTGATATTACAGATGTCACGTATTCTACTGTCCTTGTGTACGTAAACTTTCATCTAATAGATTCATGTGTAAGGCAACCAGTACTGCGTAACTAACTGCGTGTGCTTTTTTAAAATAATAACTACCGTCATCTGGTACTGTCCAGATATCTTCTGCAATAGTTGCCCAGTCCTTGCCTAGTAAATGTCTTTTACCTGGACGTATAAGTGCTAAAAACATAGCCATTCTAGGAATTGAATTTACTTCCAAGTCTTTGATAAGTTCATGATGATTGCCAATGTGTATGACTTTTTCTACAAAGTCTTTATTCTTTAGTAAAGACCAATTAGGTTCTTGATTTAACATTTCAGTATAATGATCATTATCTCGAATTAACTTGTAGACGTTGACATTAAGAAAGTCAATCTTAACATAGCCTCGTTCTTCTGCTGACTCATAATCAATACTGGCACAATCATTGACAGGGTCATAAGGTATTTCAGTTACATACACACCTGAGTTGTGTCTGCGTACTGCGTCCTCAAGATCTTGACGTGCAGAAGTGTGTTCAATATGTTTTAATATATCGTCTCTGTCTGCAAAATCAATATCAATGTCTGACTTAAACTTCATTACCAACCTGCCTGTTTTAACATTTCTCTAAGATACTCTGTGTCGCCTGGATAGTCTTTTAATTTTTTATGCCAACGTTCTGGATCAATGTAGTTGTAAACTATGGCTAATTGTTCTTCAGTTAAGTTTTCTAAAAACTCGTGTCCTGAATCGCAGTTAAAAATAGTCCAACCTGTTACACGTCCTGTTGTAATTAAATGGCATATTTTGTTTGAGTTACCATAACGTAAAAAGTGTTCTGTGGGATTGCTTGAATCATATGCCCAGGCAACACCTGTTTCTAATGCACGTGTCAGTGCATCTGTTGCTGGTTCTTTATAGACCCATTCTAATAAAAACTCATCATATAGTTTATCAGTTCCCCAATAGTCTATACGTTTATTACCTTTTAATAACCAATCAGCAAAACGTTCTGGATTAATAACACGTGCATTAACACAATAGTTGCCAAACTTAATAAATGCTTTATAGTATGCTGACGTGGCAAAGTCATCAAATGTTTTTTGTTTTGCTGAACCTTGTGTTAGTTCATAAAAGCGTATAAAGTTTGTGAAACCAATACGACTTGCTGGTGTGTCTTTGTCTTGGAAACGTTTCTTTTGTTCGCAGACATGCACAGACAGTGTTGACTCTCTGGTAAATGATCTTTCACAATACTTACATTTATAAGTCGGCTTTGATTCGCTTATCGTCCCAGCCATGTTCTTTTGCTAGTTCCTTTATATCTTTTGGTGTTAACATTGATAACTGTAGATCCAATTCATCAGATTTCATATTTGGATACAGTTCACTTAAAAACTTTCTTGCTTTATTGTTTGAAGTTCCTTCTTTCTTTTTAGCCGCTAACCAATAGTGAAACTGATTGCCCATTTTAGGACTTACCACGGTACACATTAACCATTGTAGTTTTGTATGTTTGTTTAAATCAAAGAAGTGTTTATTAACGTACTTGTTTGTAGCCATAAGGTAGTAGGCCTGCATGTCTGCATTACCACCTACACTAGCACCATACCTTAGCATTAGATATGTGCTAAACTGTTTCCGTTCCTCATCAGTAAACTTGTCATAGTAGGCACGATCTTTACGATCAAATGCCGCCATTTCATTACCAATGTATAAGGGTGAGCTCTTGTCTGCTGGCATTAAAATACCTTATCGTATTGCACCACTTCACAGTTGCGTGATATATCCTTAACAAAATATACACAATCTGGTTCTTTATCATCACCTAATGGTATAGTTAGTAGTTGTCCATTTTTAAGTTTAGGACAGTACCAATTAACATCATTATACACGTCAACAATTTCAATGTCAAGAAATGTACTTCTAAATCCTGTTAATGGATTAAATTGGAATGCTTTGAATCCTCTGTCGTTTATACTTGTTAATGGTAGTACTTCTAAGTTACCACAGTCAGGTTCGCCTATTAGTATTTGCCAATCCACTGGCATTTTAATTTCATGATCGCCTATGCGTAATACCAATGCAGGGCTATTAAATGATTCTAAAAAGATCAATGGTATCCAATGATGATCTGGTTGTGCAGGATCACTGTTGTCTAAAACAGAGAAACGCATATCATCAACTTCTTCTGGCAGTTGATCTAATTCATATCTAATGTTATCTAATGTTAATATTCTCATGTAGTTATTTTATAATCCTGTATTGTATTTGTCAATCTTGCCATTCCGCTTTTTCTACCGTAAATGGATAATTTGCTTCTCTATAAAATGCTTTACGTTTTGTTAAATGTCTTTTGGCAAACTTACAGGTTGATGTTATATCCCAAATTTGCACAAAATCTTTATCCTCAGCCTTTCTAATGCCTCTACCAATACTTTGAATAACCCGTACAAAACTCTTACCAGGCTCCACAAGCACCAAATTAAAGATCCGAGGAATATTAATACCAACAGCGGCAACACCATAAGTAGCAACAATAACTCTATCATCCATTGTGGCCACTTCGTCATAGGATTCTTTTCTATCATTTGCTTTAGTTCCTCCTGAAACAAATACCGATCCAGGTATAAGCTCTGTTAAACGTTTACCTGGTGCTATACGATCAACTAGAATTAACGTATTGCCTGACTCTTTAATTGTTGTAATTAAATTAGCAATATACTGCATACGTTCTTCTGTCTCTAACAAATATCGTAATTCTGATTGATAATCTTTATACTCAACGTGGTCGACTAACTGTACAACATTAACATGACAGTTTGCTAACACGCCTTCCTGTTGTAGTTCATTTGCTGACAGTCTACCTATAACATCGCCTAGGCTACATCTTAGACTAACAAATTCATAATCTTCTTTGGGTACAGTACCAGTTAGTCCCCAACGAATAGGAATGTGCGACATTGGTCCTGTTAATAATGTGCGTAGTGCATCTGCTTTGGCCATGTGTACTTCATCTACCATAACACAAACTACGTCATGCAAAAACTCATCTATGGTAATGTCTACTTCTTTGGCACGGGTATTTTTCATTAGTATGTTTAAACTTTGCCAAGTACAGATAGTGTGTGTACGACCAAACTCTTTACGATCACCAAAGAACACACCTACGTCTAATCCCATATTGATGTAGTCTGCTTCTGTTTGTGTAACTAAACTTTTGTTTGGAACAATAACTATTGTACGACCGTGTGTTTCGCATCTATGACTTAGTACAGCAGTAATTAAAGTCTTACCTGCACCTGTGGCTACTTCTTGAATACATTGTGGGTTTTCTAAAAACTTGTTGATGACTTCTACTTGATAGTCACGCAACATAATTGGCTGTCCTTCACAAGGATGTTTTGGAGGCCAAACATAATCACTATAACTATCTTCTTGTACAGATTCAAAACCATAACTGGTTGAATAGTCACGAATATCTTCTAGTTCAATATCATAATTGTATTCTTCTAACACAGGAATAATATCTGGTAGTAGGTTAACATAAGTGCTACCGCCTAACTGAAAGAAACCTACTTTGCCATCCCAACGGCCAAGTCTAACTGCTGGCATGTATCTAGCACCAGGTATCTCATATTTGAATTTATTGGTTAGTGTTTTGCGAACGTCAAGTTCAAGACCTTCAATCTTAACGTTAACTTCATCACGCACTATGATTTTACAATTTCGCATACTTATATTATATAGTAGAAAAGGTGAAAGGCACACTATTTTGGTAATGTGCCTTTCGGTAGTCAGTTAGAAAAATGTTAGGAGCGAAACTAACTGACTAGAAACTAAGCGGCCCTGCGTTTCATACAAGTTACTTCTGCCATCTCACGCCAGTTATTTTGTGAAACCTTGCGTAAGTCAGCAACCTTAAGAGCCATACGTAAACTTACTTCATTTAACTTTTCACAGTTGTCTGTTAAAAAGTCTAAAATTTCTGTTTGCTCTATGTCAGTTAGATCATAGTCCTGAAATAGAGCACCAGTACCAGCAATCTGTTTAATACGTAATAGTTTATCACGCATTGTATCTAATGTTAAATCTAAGTAGTGACATCTTGATTGAACTGCTTCTAAATGGTCTTGCAGTTTTTTACTTTTAACATTATCAAACTTAACATTAGTTATGAATATTGCTGAGCCTTCAAAAATAAAATGCTCAGGTACACCTTCATTTCTCAGTTTGTATGAATCAGTATTCCAACAAATTCTACGTTGTTTCTTACTATCCAAGGCCGCTTTAATAATGTTTAATGAAAGTTCGTCTTGTAAAACAGAGTCACAGTCGTCAAACACTAAAACGTTGTCTTTTTCTTTGTAGTTGAATAGTTTGCAATATAAACCAATTGCTGACATAGCACCCTTAACCACTTCATAAGGTTTTGGTCTACTAGACAGTGTAGTTAATAAACCTGCTTTTTCTAATTGATATTCAACACCATATGACTTACCTACGCCTGGAGGGCCTACTACAATCATAGCACGTACATCACCGTTGATGCAGGCTTTGGTCATTTCGTCTAAGATATGGAATCTTTTTGAAATACGCTCGATGATTTGCTCATCAGTTTCTTTTGTAAATTTTATTGCTTTTGCAGACATATTCGCTCCTTGATATGTTTACCTAACTTTGTTATTATAAGATCTTGCTAATTAATTGTCAACCGTTTTTATCACTTTTTCTTTAATTAGATCTAATATATCTTCTAGATCGTTTGGGTCAACACTGATACCCATTTTAGTTAACTGTTGATCTAACTTGGTTATATTGTCTATGGACACTTCCTCAACTTGTGCCCATAGATTTTGATTTATATATTCTTCGTAACACATACTACCACCATGAATTGTAATAAACTTTGCGACCACCAGCAATATCTCCTCTGGCTTCAGCAATAAATGCCAAGTCTTGATCTTTGTAATATTCATCTGCAGGACCGCCAAAGAAAAAGCCTTGTGTGTCTGGAAGATCACGCATTAAAACAGCGTTCTCCAACAACTCTAGATCTTCTAGAGTTAGTTCAACTTCAACACAATTAAACTGCTCTTCTGTGTTGCCTGTTTTGGATCTCCATAACTTTTCCATAAAGCCATGTAAGTTAGGATGTTTTCTCCAATAACTAAGTTCTCTAGATTTTTTACTAGTTGCTCTTGCCTTGCTGTATGCTGTCATATCTAAGCCCATAACTGTCTCCTTATCTATATAAGTGGCCTGAACCACAATTATTTTCTAAGTAATCAATATCGTTAACTAAGTTGTATCTAACACCCTTTGCTGGTGCATTCCAACTTGCTGGTTTGTAGACGTCACCTGTTGTTTTTTCAATAAAAGCAACCACGCTACGTGATTTGAGTTCACCGTTATCTTCAATATAGCCGTCTACTAACTTGATATACTTGCGACCTTCTTCTGTAGCAAATCCTCTTTTTACGTGAGTAAACCCTTGGCTATCAAAGTCACGTTGTAGTCCTGCTATGTATCTATCAATTAATTTGTTTAAGTCCACGTTTCGCTCCTGAATATGTTTACCTAACAATAATATTATAGCAATTTTGGTTTTTTTGGTCAACCAATTTTTGCCCCTATTTCTAATAAAAGATAGGTCACAGCAAAAGCAGTAAATGTAGTAGCAAAACAGCCTAGCCAAAACAATTGATTGTCAATTTTTCTTAGTTTGTCCATTAGTCTATCAAAATTTTCTTGGGATTTATCCATTGTTGTCTCCTTGAGTTGTTAATTTATAACCGTATTA